GGAGAAGCAAATTACTCTGGTCTATTCCCGCCCGGAGGTAGAAGCGTTGCAGAAAAAAATCAAGGAACCGCTGTAGGTTCTCCTTCTATTGGAGATCAACTTAATGGAACAATGTATACTCCATCTCCTCCATACTACTACTTTAGTATGCCGAATGTAACACAAGGATCATGTGGATAAGGAAATTAAATGAGCAGTAATAATAGAACTTGTTGTTGTACAAAAAAGAACAAAGCAGAGGTTGTTGAAAGTCTTTCTAGAATTGGAAAGTCATACGAAAATAATTATGGTCTTTGGGCAAATGAAAGTCTTTATGGAGTGGCAGGAACATATACCACCGGTCATTACTTTAAAGATAACCAAAATCTTTGTTTTGGTCCCGTTATTACTGATCAAATGATAGATGGAGCAGATGCTAGAACGGCTGACGAAACTCCAGTAGGTGGATTGAGTTATGAATCAAATATTACCAGCCTTAATTTTAGAAATGATTCTAAATCAGGTACGGTAAATTTTGCTAACTGTGAAGATTGTTTACGATATCATTTAACTCATGTTAATACATTAGATGGAGATACGTCAAGTCATACTGATTCTGATGGAGTACAGTTTACCGGATCATACGGTAGATTATATGCTGTTCTTGTACAATGCGATTGCAATGATTACTTTCAGTTTAATCAAAACAATGATGCAGCAGCAGATGGCTCTGGAGGAGGAGCATCAGGTGCTGCTGCTTTTCAAAGATTTGCATGGCCTACTTGTAGAATTGAAGAAACAGCCCCTGATAACAGTCCATATGCAGTAACCAAAGATTTTTGTCCTACCGGAAGAACAAAAAAAGACCAAGAAAATTTTGATCACAAACAGTATGACGAATCATCAACAACAGTACAAGATGGTGTTCCTGATGATATGGGACATACTTATTTCTTTGTAGATTACACCCCAATGCTAGAAGAAGTAAGGGACTCCACACACCCTAATTTCTTACCACAAAATCAAGGCCAAACGGGAGTTGCTTATAATACACCCAATCATACTTTAGCAAATCCCGGTGATAGTTCTACCAGATCTGTACCAAATAGTACACTAAAAACAGCAGGCAAAATAACCTTTGCTTCAGATACAACCTCAAAAACAAACTTAACTCAAAGATTTACTGGAAGCGAAAGTAGAATACCAATTAACTTTTGTAGCGGAGAACAAAGAGCAAGCACATATTTTAAATTTGATTCTAGTTCTTATAATTCAATAAATAACGGAACTATTCAATTAATTGCTGGAGGAGTAACAAAAACCTATACAATAATTAATACAGGATCTCCCAGCGGAACAGAGTTTCTTGCTACAGGAAGTGCTTCTCAGACAGCTATTAATTTTAAAACTGTAGTTGAAGGATCAAATGGACACGGATTAGATAAATTAATGGTTGAATTACATGGCGAAGAAGTTTATATTACCCAAACTACTCCGGGGGAAGCCGGAAACACAACAGTAACAACAGGTTCTTCTTTTGATAGTACCACTTCAAAAAATGTTACTAATTTCACCGGCGGAACAGATAAGTCAGATAATATGACTACTGCTGGAGATAATAAAGGAACTTTTGTTGTTATGAAAATAGACCCTGCTCTTGATGAAACATATGATACAAACAGAGCAGCATACAGAGCTTTTAAAGTTGTTGGTTTTTCTCAGTATAAACCATCTATTCGGGCTAATCATAGTAATGAAGCAGATTCAATAAAAGAAATACCTCTGGGACATATAGACGAAATTCATTTTAGAATGAATCCAATTGATTCTGGTGTTTATTATGGAGCAGAATCTGCTATTGCAGAAGCAAACTCTTCTTTTTGTTTTAATCAAGGTGCCTCTAACTCTAATACAGCCCAATTAGGAACCGGAACTATTCTAAGTGGACTAAACACAGGAGCAGCCAGTGGCGGAAATAAATGGCAGGGTGGAAACCCCTGCACTAGAAGCTCAGATAATGCCGCAGATAGTCAGGGCGCGGAAATGACAGTAAGAGATTATGGAGATTTTTGTAAAAATAGCGAGTATCTTCCTGAGTTTATTACAGTTGTAAGAGAATTTAAATTAGATGATGAAGAAAATCCATGGGCAAATGCCGCTGTATCCGACAAAAGATTTAAAGATTGCTTAGAAGAAGATAATGTATATTCTAATTATAATGAAACAGAAGATAAAATTTCAAATACGGATCTTACTAACGGAATTAGTGGACCACCTTGGGGAAGAGCAAAAGATCATGGTTTCGATGCAGAAGATGACAATGAAACTCATTTAAGATTAGTATTTAAATATAAAAGAAACACAAAAACCACCTGCAATTTAGTATCAGCACAGCCTCTTCCTTTTACAACTGTAGATCCTACAAAAGAATATGCATTTGAATGTCCAAAAGAAAATAATGGAGTTGGAACAAGAGGAAGCATTGCTCCTGATGACGTAGAAAACTACATGTGCCATTATTTTCTTCATAGTATTTCTGATAATCAAGGTGGAATTGTACACTGGAGTACAGATCCAGCAATATATTTAGAAGATACTCAATCTATTGGAGATGCTGGTGTTTTATTAGATAGAAGATATTTAGTAGACTCTAATGAAGCTTTAACTTCTGCACCAGATGGCACTGGAGAGCTTTTTAATACAGGAGACTCTAGTATACAAAAACTATTTATTAATAGTTTAATGAAGGACTCCGGGGGACCAAAATATACTATAGAAGAGTGTAGGCGTCAAAATAACTCAAAAACTAGTGCATGTATGATAACCCCTAGTTTTAATAGTGTAAATAATCCTTACATCCCATCTGCCTGTCTTAATGAAAACGGAAGCTATTATTCTTATGGAGGATACTTCTTTGGATTAGGAGGATCTTATGCATTAGGCAGCAATCCTGTTGATCTTTGTGATGATCTTCCCGGTGTAAAATCGGGAACAAGAAATCTTACCGGAGACTATAAACAAGCCTCATTTGGAGGAATGAGTTTCTGCGAGTTATCAGATGCAAATGATGATGCTAATACAACTGTAATTACACAAAATCCAGAGGGTGTTTATTGTGATCAAGCCGAGGCAAATGGCGCAAGCCAAAGACCTTCAACAAAAGACCCTATTGATGCTGGCGGTAGATTTTATGGGAGAACAGCTTATACTGGATTAGGAATTCCTAGTTATGCTCCCGATCATTATAATAGTCAGTCAGATTTTAAAGGAATAATTAGAGACTCTTTTGATATTTATCCTTCTGATGGTAAATATAACTATAACAAAGTAGCAGATAATGGCGGAAGAGGTAAAAACGCAGGTGGACATACATTTATGCCTACGTTTACTATTGGATTAGCTCACACTTGTTTAGATACAAAAAAAGACAAGTTAGTTAAAAAAACAGATATTGAACCAAGCTATAATCTTCAGCCCGGAGAAAGAGATGAAATAAATGGAGAAAACTTTAAAAGATTTAGGTATGAATGCTCAACATATGTAATTCCTGCTGGACTTTATGTATTTAGAATAGAAGAAGCAGACATGTGTTCAGATGATAGCGGTGCAGGAAACTTAAATACAGATTCAGCAAATAACAGATGTGTATTTGGTTTATCAATGCCTATTCCTTCTAGTGTTCATGATGCACACTTTGCAAATACAAATAATAGAATTCATCCCAGATATTTACAGTGGTGGGAAGGATTTTATAGAAGTTATGCACAACCGGGAAAGAAAACCTTTGCAACTACATTTGAAAACGGAGGCGGAGAAGGAAGAAAACCACCTGCTGCTTTGGGCGATAAGACCAGTATATTTCATGGTGCTATGCAATGGAGAGACTGTAGAGATGGCAGTGATTTGCAATTAGAAAGTTTTCATGGTGATACATTATCAAACATAGGAGCATGTGCAGCCGCTAAATTAAATAATCTTATAAACAATCTAACTCTAGTTGGAAAAACAATAAACAAAATTTGCACACAAGATCAGGGAGATGAACCCTGTCTTTGTGGAGAGTTTAATTGTTCTCCGGGTGGCGGACAATGTGTAGAAGGCCAAGGAAACTTAGGAGAAGGTTTTGATTTTTGTTGCTCGATTGGAGGCGGAGAGTGTCAGGATGATCCAGATTTTGCTTTTGGTGGTTTTAGTGATCTTAGACTTACATTTAATGGTGATCAAATAAGTGGAACAGAAAATGTTAGTCCACCACAGCGAATCAGTTGTAAAGAAGCTATAGCAATATACTTTATAGAAGAAGAAAATAATTCACAGATGGCACAAGAAGCATGGGAGTCTGAAGATTTTATAAAAGATGGCTTTGGTAATGAAGCACCTTTTTATTGTTGTTTATGTTTAGACGAGGGAGATGACAATGGCTTAGATTGGTTATCTTGTACTGATCCCAACGGAAGAGGCTTTGACGATCCTTCGGGGGGCGGTGCTGGATGTGTTAGTGTAAATCAATGTTGTGGTAATTTAGCTGGTTGCTCAATAGGAGCAAGATATTGGGGACCAGAAATATATCCAACTACAAGCGTTGCAGAAACGCTAGATAGATGGGAAATTAGATCTGGAGTATGTCCTCCAACTGTTGCTTCTACTTTTACTGGCGGATTGTCTGGTATAACTTCTCAAGAATCTTGGGAACAGATACCCAGATTAGATGGAGTGGCCCAACCAATTGGAGGATCTGGATTTAAGGGCAATGATAAAGAAACAACAAGAATAGGAAGATTGTTTTTCCCAAGTCAACATGATAGCCAAGATAATACTCTTACCTTTAACTGTGATATGAGATTTATTAAAAATCCAAATCCATATTTATATACTCAGCTTATGTATGATCCAGATGACGGATTTGGTTCTGGCACAGCGGGAGAATGTGCTTTTTGTCAAAGTGTTACAGAAGCCCCCAGCGGAAATAGAACAGTAGATCTAACAAAATTATACACACAAACATTCTTTGGTAAAAAAGAACAATTGACAGGACCAAATGCACCACAAACTCATAACTTTTCTACTACTCATGGATTAATACATGTTTCTTCGTTGGTTGATATGGGATGTTCTGACAGAGACTATACATCCAAAGGAAATGGAGAATTGGTTTGGAGAGGATCTTTTAGCCAAATTGATTTTAAAGAAATAAAAGATAATCCTAGTTTATCAATTCAAGGACCATAAAGGAGAATAAAATGAAGGCAGTAGGAGTATTTGTTTTTTTTGATCCTGAAACAGGAGAAAAGAGAAAAGTCAAAACCCAAGTAAATGATGATTACTCAATTCATGCTTTTTATGATGACCCAGTTTCAGTTAATACAAATGTTTATGTTTCCAAAAAGCCCAAAAAACAAATAAAACTGGGTGATTGGGTTAAAAAGACAATTGACTTTTTAACGTATAAACAAGTAAAACCATGCAATGTATGCAAACAAAGACAAGCCTTGTTAAATAGGCTTACAACAAAGGAGAAGGTAAATGGATAATAAACCATCAAAACTTCAGGATATGCTTTTTGAAGCTCTTATCAGAGATTTAGAAGATCCTAGTAAGTGTACCCCCGGTCTTTATCAGGTTGTTCGCGGTGTAGTGAATGATAATCGAGAAGAAGCGGGATCTATCTCAAAAGAACATCTCAGGGCTGTAGAAGAAAAAATTTCTGAAGCAGTCCCATTTAAATTCGGGAGCTAAAAATGGAAATGTCTAACTTCGGGGGTTTTTTACAAATTCTAATTGGATTAGGTATTGTAGCAAATCTATGGAAGATTCAACGCGAGTTAGGAGAACTTGCTGTTACTTTATCTGGTCTTAAAGGAATTGTAGAAGATCACGAAGAGAGACTAAGAGAGATGGAGAAAAACAATGCCAACAAATAAGTTTAAGTGTGCCTGTGGAGTGACCACGAGAAAAACAGGAGCTTCCGCCACAAAAGCCTTATTTAAGAAAACCAAAGGAGCAAACACCAATGCCAACAAAAAGAAAAGGTAAAGGCATGAAGGGCATGTCAATTAAAAGTGGCGATAAGCGTCCTACTAAAAAGGGCGCAGGAATGACAGCCAAGGGTGTTGCTAAGTATAGAAGACAAAACCCCGGATCTAAACTTAAAACTGCGGTAACAGAAAAAAACCCCAAAGGAAAAAGAGCCAAGCGAAGAAAAAGCTATTGCGCTAGATCTAAAGGGCAAATGAAACAACATGGTGTTAATTGTAAAAAAACCCCAAACAAAAGATTATGTCAAGCCCGAAGAAGATGGAGGTGCTAAATGGCTAAAAGAAAAAAGAAAGCAACAAAATCAGGTGGAAGCAAAAAGGATGCTTGCTACCATAAAGTAAAAAGTAGATATACAAAATGGCCCTCTGCCTACGCTTCTGGCGCACTTGTTAAGTGCCGTAAAGTTGGTGCAGCTAACTGGGGAAATAAATCTAAAGGAAAGAAGTAATGGCTAAAGAAGGACTAAGAAAGTGGTTCGGCAGAAATAAAGGCAAGGGCTGGGTGGACTGTAAAACAGGAAAGCCTTGTGGAAGAAAATCTGCTAAAGGCGGAAGTAAAAGACCATACCCAGCATGTCGGCCAACAAAAGCACAATGTACTTCTGCTAAGAATCGTAAAAAAGGTCCAGCCCGTATTTCTTGGCAAAAGAAAAAAAAGAGCAAAAAGAAATGAAACGAAAAGATCCACCAAAAGGCACAGGCAAAAAACCAAAGGGTTCTGGTCGCAGATTGTATACCGACGAAAATCCAAAAGATACTGTTCCTGTTAAGTTTAGCAGCGTAAGTGATATTAAAAAAACACTAGGTCAAGCTAGTTTTAAATCTAAGTCTCATAAAAGACAATCTCAAATTATTAATCTTATTGAACAACGATCAAGAGTTGCTAAATCAAGAACAAAAGATCCCGCTAAAAAGAAAAGTTTAACTGCTGCTCATTCTTATATTTCTAAAAAGAAAGAAGCAAGTAAACGTAAAACCCAACAAATGAGGAAAAAGAAATGAAAAAACTATCACCAAAACAAAAGAAAATTGCATCTAAAGCAGCCCCTAAAAACAAAATTACTGGTGCTGATTTTAAAGCACTTAAGAAAAAGAAAGCTAAAAAATAATGGGAACTTCTAAGTCTTCTAAAAACTATAAAAAAAATCCAGCGTCCCGAAAGAAAAGGGTTAAAGCTCAAGCTAAGATTAATAGAAGACCAGAAGAAAAAAAAAGAAGAGCCAGTTTAAATAAAGAGCGCAGAAAAAGAGGCATCTACGGAAAAGGCGGAAAAGATATTAGCCACCGAAAGGATGGAAGTGTCTTCTTAGAGTCGCCGAGAAAAAATCGCGCTAGAAAAGGCAAGGCATGAGTAATTCTAAAGAAAAACATATTTGTGAATATTGTAATAAAAAAGAAGCCGATCATTTACAGTACGAATTAACTCAGTGCCAAAAAGCAAATAAAGCTAAAGATCAAAAAATACAAAAATTAGATAAAAAGATTTTTATTCTATTATGTATTGTTATTGGCATTGGAGCGGTGTTTGGAAAAGAAGCATTAGACAGTATCGTTGCTTGGTTAGAAACAATAAACTCTGTAAAATCCCAAGTAGATAATTTAACTGCCGCAGATATACCGGGTCCGGGTGCGTTGTGTGTATTAGCATGTACTCCGTTAATGGTCAGACCGAGAAGGAAATAATATGAATGTTCCCCAAGAAATGTTAGATGATTTTAGAAATCACATGTGGGCTTGTTTTAAGTATTTAGGATTGGGCGAACCCACACCAGCGCAGTACGCAATGGCAGATGCTTTACAGAGTGGAGCTAAAGATATGCAGCTTCAGGCGGGCCGTGGTTTTGGTAAATCAGTTATCACTTCTTGTTTAGCATCTTGGTTTCTTCTTAAAGATCCAAATAGCACCATTATGGTTGTTTCTGCTACTGGACAAAAAGCAGTAGAGTTTATTTCTATGACCAGACGAATTATTGACTTAGTTCCTTATTGTTTTAACATGAAGCCGGGAGAAGGAACTATTGATAATGCTTTTTCTTTTAATATACAAAATAGAACAAAAATTGGACAAGATAGATCTTGCTATGCTAGAGGTATTACTGGACAAATTACAGGATCTCATGCTGATTATTTGATTTTTGATGATATTGAAATAGAGGGGAATTGTGAAACAACTCAAGCTAGACATAAGCTACTTAATAAAGCCCTTGAGGCAGAGCAGATTAGGAATGTTGGCGGCAGGGTTATCCTTCTAGGAACCCCTCAAACTAAAGATTCAATTTATAATATCCTGAAGGAAGGATACCCTGTTGTCAAATTCCCTGCTATTATGCCTGATCCAAATATCCCATCTGAAATTGAAGATGTATCAGAATGGATTAAGTCTTTGCAAATCGAGCCGGGAGAGCCTACTCAACCAGAAAGATTTAGCAAAGAGGTCTTAATGGAAAGACAAGCTAAAGTAGGACCAACTCTTTTTGGACTACATTATAAGTTAGATACAAGTCTAGCAGATGCCGGAAAGTACCCTCTTAAACTAGAGGATTTGGTAGTATTAGATTTTAATCATGAACTGGTTCCAGAAAAAGTAGTATGGGCCGCTTCTACTGAAAATAAAAAAGTACCCTCATTTGGCATGTCGGGAGATAAAGTATACGAGCCTATGTGGATCTCTGAGAGCTTCATAGAGCCACAGCAGAAGTTTATGTTCGTAGACCCTTCGGGACGCGGCAAAGACGAGACGGCCTATTGTGTGGCCTCTACATCCTGTGGATACATATTTATCCATGAACTAAGCGGCATGGAGGGTGGATATGAAGAGGCTGTTTTAAAGAAGATCTGTAAAATAGCTCTAGAAAACGATGTTCAAGCAATTATAGTAGAATCTAACTATGGCGATGCTATGTTTAATAAGCTTCTAATTCCTGTAATGCAAAAGATTTGTCCTGATATTGGTCTTATGGAAGAAAAAGTTACAGGAGCAAAAGAAGCAAGAATTGTTAGAATTTTAGAACCAGTAATGTCTCAACATCGTCTTTGTTTTAATACAAAAGCTATTAAGGAAAAAGAAACACAAATTCAAATTACTCGCTTAACAGAACGAAGAGGAGCTTTGGCACATGATGACCGGGTTGATGTTTTGTCCTTGGCCGTTAATCAATGGAAAGATCATCTCACATATGATGTTGACGCATTGATTGAAAAGAACCAAGAAAAAGAATCTATGAAAATTGTTGAAGGATGGATGTCCGAAGATAGAGTTGGTAATTTATTTGGAGACAAAATCTCAGGGGGTTATCGTTATGTTGATAGAAAACGGGCCGACCTAAGACATAGACCTATTCTTAGGGGCCGAAGGAATAGATAATGTTTGTAGTTACCGGAGCGGGACCAAGAGTTGGAACTTCTTTTTTAATGCATGAGATTAAAAAAATGGGAATACCCGTTGTGGGTAAAAGGTTTCCATATTGGGCTGTTAAAGAAGAAAACGAAAACGGCTACTACGAAATAAATCCTTGGACAAATTTATATGGAATTCATCATCAAGACTGGAAAGGGAAAGCAGTAAAGCTTTGGCCTCCCGTTTTAGAAAATACTCCAGTTGATAATATAAGCAAACTTATTATTTTAGAGCGAAAAGATCAAGATAAACAAATTAAAAGCATAGAAAGAGTTCTTCCTAAAGAATTAAAAAAACTAGGATGGGAGCTACCAGAAAACTCTCCATCTGCTTTAGAACTAATAAATAAATCTACAGATATTATCGAAGAATATCTTAGATACTATAATTCTTCTTTTATAAATGTATATACAGAAGATTTAGATGATTCTCTTGTTTTAATAAAAAACTTTTTAAAGGAGCCATAAAAATGCCAGCGTTTATTGCATTAGGAGCAATTGGAGTTGCCGGTGGTGTCTTTAGTGGCATCTTAGGTTCTCAACAAGAAAAAGCAAATAGAGCTGCTCAAATTGCACAAATTAGATATCAAAATACTGTTCGTGGAATTCAAACAGATTTAAATAACATTCAAACGTTAGAAAAATGGGGCGCACAGTTTAAACAAGCAAAACTACAAGCCTTAGCAGCAGGAGCCAGATCTGGACAAAAAAAAGAATATCTTAGACAGGCTTTAGGAAATCAATTTAAACAAGTAGGAAATCAAACATCTTCTATTAATGCATCTTTAATTAGTAAGGCAAACGGAAAAGGCCTTAGTTCTTCTAGTGGAACTGTAAAAGCTATTATGAGACAAAATATGTTAAAATCATCTGAGTCAAATGCAGCTATTATTTCTAATTATAAAAAGCAGATAAAAAATATAGACTCTGAGCTTGCTGGTTCTATTAGTTCTGCTCAGTTTTTACAGCCTGCATTACAAGAATTTTTTGCCGCCTCTGAAGATATTCCAGATAATAGTGGATCAATATTAGCTGCTGGTATTGTAAATGGTATTGTGGGCGGCGTTAGTACCGGACTTAGTACAAAGCTACAAACTGAGGGATAACAATGACTAAAGAAGAATCTTTACAAAAACTTGAAGAAATTGCTAGTGAGTCTGGGCAACAAAACGCAGATTATAATACACTGGATTTACAACTAAAACAACACACTTCCAATGTTAGCATTAAAAAATCAGAAGAACTAGCTCAACAGGTTCAACGTCTATATCCAGAAGATCGACAAAAGGCTTTTGATACATGGAATGCCGGTACAAGAGACTTTGATTTGAACCCAGCAACAAAAGAATATTATTGGAAGACTTATGAAAAACTAAGTCCAGATCCTTCATTTTATAAAGAAGGATTATCAACTCAAGTTAAAGATAAATTAAGAAAACTAAAAACTACATCTGAAAAAGAATTTTATATCAGAGACAATCTTAACAAGTGGCCCAACTGGCTTTCTTCTCAGTACGAGGCTTCTCTTGCTGGTTTAATGATGGTAAATCAAACAAAAGACATGCTAAAGGGAGAGGTGTCTTATAGAGAAAATACTTTAGATAGAGTAAACACCCTTTTACAAAATTCTGATCTTGGTTCAGATATCAATGAAGATGATCATGTTCAAGATATATTAAAATTAGAAACAATGGGATTTCTAGAAGGAGCTACTATTTATGATGGAAGAATTGGAGTACTAAATAAAGAAAATGAGTTCCAACCAGCTTGGTCAATAAAAAGTTCTAAAGAAATATCAGAAGAAGTTCCTCAACCTCTACCTGCCGAAGCTTCCTTTTTAAGAGATTCTGTTCTTCCAGAAATAAAAGACTTAGTATCTGTTAATTTAAATAACTCAAGAAATAAGATTAAAGAACAGAACGAAGAAATTAAATTTATTATGTTAAATGAAATAAGCCAAGGAAATATTTCAATGGATAAGTGGGGAGACGTAGCCTCAATGATTGAAGAACCGCAAGAAGATAGCATTGGCTCTCTTATGTTTCTATTTAGCGAAGGAATCAAAGGAATGATTAGACAAGCTGAAGAAGAAACTGATGAACCCATGAAAGAAACTGAAATTAATGACATGATTATGCTTGCTTTTATCAAGTATGCTAATCTTTTTGGAGAACTATATAATGGCGAAGCGTAATTTTATGCAGACTCCCGAACAAAGGGAAAGAGCAAACTACTACTCAAAGAAAAGAAGACAACAAGTTTCTGGTCTACCTCTTATTCAAGAGCAGATGGTAGAAGAACAATTTATCGAAACCCCTGAAGTTGTAGAACAAGAGCCTGTATTTGAATATGCTACCCCAAGTATGCCTTCATCCCAAGAAGTCGCTGCAACATTTGACACAGGAACCGCTGGAATGTGGTCAGATGTAGTAGATAACATTACAGGAAGTATAATGGGTGTTACTCAAGATGTCTTTGAGTTTAATGCAAAAAGAAAAATAGAAAAAAGAAAATTAACTTTAGATAAATATAGCGCAGACACCGCTGAGTATGATGCAGTTGCGAAAAAAATTGACGATGCTTTTACTATTAGACTAGAGGGCGGGAACGCAGAGATAATAAACATTCCTGAAGCCATTAAACGAGAAAAAATTAATGGTATGTTAGAATTAAGTAAAAAAATCTATATACAAAACAATGGTTCAGAAGAATTGCAATCTTCAATCCAAGAAGAATTATCCGCTAGAGGAATTGAAGATTCTTTTGACAGTCTTTCTGGACAACAACAGCTAGATATTATGGAAACCATTTTTATTCAATCTGATAGTTTACTTTTTGGAGAAGCAATTAGACAAGACAGAGAACAACAGTGGTTAGATATTATGGCAGCCGTAGAAGGAAAAGACTATGGCAAGATGACAGAAAATTTAACAAAATATAGAGATAAGTTAAATCAAGCTGTATTAAGCCAAAAAGGACTTGCTGATCAAGAATTTGCAAATGATGCCCTTAACAATTCCCTGTCTTCCACAAATTTAGACCTAGCGGTTGTTGATACAGCAATGGGTGGAAACTTTGATGTTTTAGAAAACCTTGTTACTTCTAACGGCGTACAAGCATTTAATATACAACGAAACGATCAAGGCGAAGTTGTTAGCATTGGATTTAATGGATCCCCCGAGCAGTTCATGGCAGATGAACAGACAAGAAACATAGCATCATTAGTATTCGCCCAACAACTAAGAAGCCAGTTTCCAAGTAACAGTATTGAAAACATACCAGAACGAATCTCACTAGGATTAAAAGCACTTGCCGCAGGGGATACTGATGAGCCTTTTGCTATTACATCTTTGCTTTTTCTTTCTGATTTTGATGATGAATCTATTGAAGGTTTAGTAAGCAGAGGAGATAAGATAGGAGGCTTAGGCATTAATAATACAGATCAAAACAGATTAATGACCATGCTTACCCTTCATAAATACTTAGGTAGTGATGAGCCGGGTAAAAATAGAGATACTCAAAGAACTTTAAATGAGTTTGATAGAATCTGGGATTCTAAATCATTTAATTCTGCTTATACTTCATTAGCTTCTGCTTCTGATGAAAAAGGAATTGTAAGCAAAAGACAAGAAATTATCAAAAGCTTTCTAGGAAGAATGGGTATAGAGGACGAAGAGTATGATCCTCTAGCTTATAACTTTGAAGTTGGAGATAATCCATCTCTAGGTTCTTTAATGGTTCTTCTTTATCAAATAAATCAAAGAACTAATTTATCAGAGGAACAAAAGACAAACATATCAAATGCAATATATAATAACGCAAGAGCAGTTCCTATATTTAGAGAAATAGACGGAGAAAGAAAACTAGTAGATCTGCAACTTAGAAATAGTACAGATCACGCTATTTTTCAAATGGGGATTAAGAGTTTTGATGATAGAGTTTTCTACGAAGATGCGGCAGGACAATCAGAAAGAAACGATATTGAAGATGTCAATATTATTTTAAATAACCTAGCTCCAGAAACCCGAAGAGGTTTTGATATAGACGAACTTGAAGAAGCAACTATTCAAGCACTAGAAGAGACCAAGAAACGCGAAATGAACGAACTTGATCGTCAGCGTAAACCAGTGCTAGATCCTGCTAGATATAGATTGAGTACTCTTAACTATAACGAAACAGTGTTTCTAATGACCCCTTCGGTTCAGCAAGAATTATTTGACAATTTCCCAGAGGGAAGTGGGCTAGTAGAACCTAATTCTATTGAAAATCTTTTAGCTAACTTCGACATGCTTTCAGTTGGGCAAAGAATATCAAATATTGAATACTCTCCTAGTACTAATTTATCAAGACAAGAGAGAAACAACGCAAACTACGGTTCTTCTTCGTTTGGCTATGGAATCAAATCTATAGAATTTAACGGAGAAGTAATTAATGTAGAAGATTCTTTTGCATCTAGAAACAGAACCGGAATGGTATTTCCTTCCGTGTATTCTGATATGTATACTGAAGATGGCGAGGTAAAAGCAGGAAATCTTCCTCCTAGACCTGTGGGAAGATCTATTGCTTTTTGGAAGTATGTTACTGGACAAACAGGAACAATGCGAGGAGCCGGAGTAGATGAATTAACTACTGAAGATGTTTCTGAAAAAGATATGAGAGAAACTAAGATTTTAGCAGATGATCCTAAAAATTATCAAGATATTTTATTTTATCAACAAAGCCCCGGATGGTTCGAATCATCAGTATACGAATGGTATAATTGGCTTGATGAAAAATATGAACAATCAGAAATAGTATATGAAAAAGCTGCTCCTATTATAATGGAGACGGTTAATCAATATCTTTCTCAAGCAGAAACGGGAGCAAGAGTATTAGCAGATGTCTCTCCAGAACCAATTAGAAATGCCATAGATCAAACCTTAGATAATCTTCCAGATCAGTTTAGTCAAGTAGAAAAAGCAATTACAGAAGATTTAGTTATAGCTGCAATAAATTCTATAGATGAAGTAATAGAAGCACCCGGTATGGTTGCGGATGCTGCATTGAGAGAAGCACCCAAGCTTTTGAGTCTACCAAATCAAATTGTAGATGCTGTAAAAAAATCATACTTACAAACTATTAGATGGTTGGGAAGATCATCTGAAGAACAACATATAGATTTAATGATGGAAGAGGCAAGCAGATCTTCAGAACTTAGAGAGCATCTTACTAGCGGAGATCGAGTACAAGATTCTTTAGCAGAACCAGATTCTCTAAAAGAATCATTAAATAACTTAGGTAATAGTACTTTAGATTTTCTTGAGGATTCGGAAGATAGAAAACAAAAAAATAGAACAGAACAGAGAGAGTTTAACAAATTTAATTATTATGTATCCGAAAAACTAAAAGAAAATAGAATGTCTTTAAAAGACAAAAAGGCCATAATGGAAATGGTCCCAACAAAAGCGCAGTTTATAGTTTTATATAATAAAGTAAAAAACAATCAAGAAACAGAACCTACCTTTTTAGATTTATATGAATCACTATTAGAAACAAGATCCCTAACTTTAATGGAGAATAATTAATGGGCATCGGGAATAAATTCAACCTTCCTCTTCAGTATCAATCACAATACGATTTTGATGCTTATAAAGACAATATCGTTGAGTGGAGCTTTACGAGAGAAAGACCCAGACACTTTTTGTATGCATATTCCGACAATATGAGACCAGATGCTACTATAGATCATATTAAAGATGCTCGTAATTACTCAAGATTAAATGGATTAGAAACTCCCGATTTAGGAGAAACTCTATCGACAGAGCTTTTTTTAGGTGCTGAATATGGATTTTCAGGATTTGTAGGAGAAGATGTTGCAGGTGCTGCCTACAGAAGATCTTATCTTACAGATACTTCAGAGAATGTATACGCTCCACTAGGAAGAACAGGAGATAAAGCCCCTGCTCCCACTCCAGAGGGGGCTGGAATTTTTGGTAGTGAGTTAGTAACTAAATTTACAGAGCTATTTTCTAGTGGTTCTGCTCTTGGTAATTTATTTCTAGGTACTTCTCCATATCAAGATGTTATTGATAACCTAGATTATAGAGAAACCGATGAAAAATATTTAGATGCTGCTGGTGAATTTAAGTCAATGGAATACTTTCAAGATACATTCGCAGAAAACTATCATTTAATGTCAACTCTAGATAGGGTTGGTTTTAGTAGAGATGAAATACTACGAACTAAAAACAAAAGAACTTTAGATTATCTAGTGTTAAGAGCAGTAGCTAGATCTTCGATGGAAGACAAAATTGCTAAGTATGATGAAGCCGCTGGTTTCTACAATGGAACTTTTGCAAGAATGATTTTAAATCTTCCCGCTCTTATCTATAACGACCCTGACTTACCTGCAACTCTTGGAGTAGGTGCTGTAGTAGGTGGATTAGTTAAAATAGGAAAAGGCGCATTAAAGGGCATAGGAAAATCACTATCCAGAGAATTCTCAGAAGAAGCTGTAGATGGTTTTACTAGACAGGCCTTGCGTCAAAAAACAGGAATGGCTGCTGCTCGTATTTTTAAACAAGCAGGTAAATCAAGTTCATTTGCAAAGTATGTTCAAAATGGATTTAAGCTAGAGGCAAATGCTTTAAAAAGATACAAACTATTAGATCTTGGAGCTAAGGGTATTGTTATAGCTGGATTCCAAGGCGGGGTAAGTGATATTGTATCTCAGGGTAATGTCATTAATGAAGCCGGAGTACTGGGGCGAATAAACGATCAAGATTCAGAATTTGATTACAACAGACTTTTAATGGCAACAGCCGCAAGTGCAGTATTTGGCGGTACTATTTCCGGTGTAGCTGGAGCTTTTGCAAGACCACGAAACGCATCAATTGATGCTTCTAGGAACTTATCTTCTGCCTTAACTGATGTATCAGAAGCCCAACTTGCTGCCGGACGGTCTTATGTAGAAGGAACTCCTTTACTAGAAGATCTTTCTGTATCAAAATCTGTAAATGAAGCAGAATCTAAACAAACCGTTAGAGATGTTTCTAGAACTGAAGAATCTCCTCTAATTAAAGCGGTAGATAAACGAGATCCAGAAACAAGTAGATATATTATATCAGAAGCCAAGGAAGATCCAAACGAAAAAGTATCTGATGTTATTAGAACAAAAGATGTTGCTAAAAAACAAAGGTTTGCTGCTAACATTGATAAGTCAATTGCTAAGGTTGAAAAAAGACTACGAGAAAAAGCAGAAAAAACCGGTGAGCTATCTGCTAGAGATGCTGCATTCTTAGGTACTTTAAAAAGACAAGCAGAGAATATTAAAAGAAAAGCAGGTGTTTCTGAAAAAGCAATTGTTCCAGCAAGAGAAGCTTTGGATTCTCCTCAAAAACGAGAAGGGTTAACTAAAAATTCTGTTGTGCTTCCTGAACAAGAACAAATAATGTTAAAAAAATCAGGTAAGACACTAAAAGAAAATAGCGTAAAAACAAGAGGAAGAACAAAAGGAACAATAGGGCAAACATTAAATAGAAAACAAAAAGCTCATGCAAAAAAAGCAATTAAAAGTAGAAAATATTTTGAAGATATAAGCCCAGAACACAAGAGACTACATGATTTCTTTGAAGAAATGGAACTACCTCCCGGTGTTATTTTAATGTTAAGAGGAGTTTTTTCTAACGAAAATAGTAGATATTTACAAAACCTTGTCTACAAATTTGTAGATGATCCTAATGTTAATAGATTAGGATCTTTTGCACCAAGATACGGCGATGTTGATTTAGAAACCCCTGTTACTATAAGTAAATTATTAGTAAAAGGATCGGGCGATGGTGTAAGATATTTCACAGATGTAGAAATAGCTAAGGTTATAATTCATGAAATTGCTGGTCACGGTTTCATGGATACATTTAGTATTAGTGAACAACTTTTAGTTAAAAGAGCATACGAAGATCCAGAAATTAGATCAGTGTTTAAAGAAATGATTTCAGACTATTTTGAAGAAATAATGGGACCAAAAGCGAGATTAAGGGGTGAATATGCCATATCTAATGTAGATGAGTTTTTTGCTGCTGTTTCAGAAATGGTTCTTTTTGACAGATATGATAGAGTAGGTCTTATTGATTATGCTATGAATTTATCGGTAGGATTAGATACTACAAAACGATTTAACCTTATTCAACTAATATCAGTTATCTATAATAAGGTAGGAGAAAAAATCTCAGAAGCACTAAACACAGTTTTAATGACAGTTGGAGATTTTGAAGAAGCTCAAAGATTCTTTAGAGATAAAGATTTTGATCCAGAACAACAAAAGGTTTTAGGACAATTAGCTGATTTAAGAAAAGAAATTGAAGATGATATGTCTTTAGTTGGTAAAGATGATAGGTATATAACCGCTACCGAATATGTTGGAGCTGCTGTATCAGCGCAGCGACACGCTATGATACAAGTTCTTGACGGAAATTTTTTGAAAAATGAACTTAAAAAACCAGCTTCTGAAAGATCTCCTTTAGTAAATAAACTTTCTTCTATTACTGATAAAGTATTCAATGATGATACTTATACACTAAAAGATCTTGAACGCGAATTAAGAGAACTTGGTGATCAGTCTAGAGAATTAATAGCTAAAGATTACTCTATAGGAGACTTTCTAAAGTTTGTTCGCCTTTTACAAGATTCTACCTCTTCTTTTTCACGATTTATAATAGCTGAAGTAGATAGCGGTGATATTACGTTTAAAGATATACTTAGTGAACGAGCATTAATGAGAGTAATTTTAGATCCTTTAAGATTAGAATACGAAATACATTATGCTGAATTAAATAAAGGCTTATCTGATGCTGAAATTAAAAAAATTGTTGATAAAGAGATGGAGTATAAAACAGATAGTATTAGACACCAACTAGAGATAGTTCAAAGTGATAGATGGGGTTTAGAATTAGGTCATATTGAACAAGCAATGCCTTTTATGGTAGATACTGGTCTTCTTGAATTAATCTATCCCGGCGTAACAGCAAGAAGAGAAACTGTAAAATCTATAGCTAGATTAAATAGAGATCAAAGAATTAAAGCTTACTTAAACAACCAACCTGATCCCGGCAGACGAACTGTTTTAGATAGTAAAGCAAGTGAACTTGTTGAAAGAATTAAAAAACAAGAAGACCTAGATAAAATTGAACAAACTCTTGAAGAGATTGAGACTGCTCAACTAAACGATCTTACTGGACCAAAAACAAAGTCTATTATTAATAAGGTTCATAAGCGAGGGTTTATTAGCGATAAAGAAAAAGAAGCTCTTCTTAGACAAAGAGATGAACTAGCCGCAGAGGCAAAAAGAACAAGAGAGAGGGCTGACTGGGAAGATTTTGTTAGTGAAATCGAAACAACACTTCGTTTACAAATTGAAAAGAAAATAAATAAGTTTATTGCTAAAGGACATGAAGATCTTAAAATCAGTGACTTAATTCAGCTAGAGAATGGCATTGAAAATGGATTTATTGTTGTAGAAGATGGAAAACTAAGACGGGCAGAAGTAAAGGTTTCTGAGGTTACAGAAGCAATAACAACAGATAAGGTTATTGAAACATCAAACGAAAACCCAAACAATCCAGTAGAAGCTGTATTAGAAAACGTAAATCAAATAGCAAAAGAAACCACAGAAATAATCGAAGATGCAGGGCTTGATTCAGAAACAACAAGAGTAATTAAAGAAGAAAATATTGCTGATGAAAGTCTTCCTCTAACAGAAGACGGTAAAATTGATGTTGTTGTTTTCTTAGCTAACGAAAAAAATCTAGGAGCTGTTAGAAGAATTATTGGATCTAGACTAAGAGATCCAAATGATGTTGATGATGCTATTGGTGGTTTATATCTTAAAGCAGCAGAAGAAAGATTTAATCCTGATCCTGCTAATACTACAACAAAAAGTCTAATAAACTTCTTGGCTAAAGCCGGTATAAATGATACTATAAAAGCAAGCGAAAAGGTCAGGGGAGTAAGAAAGAGAAAAACAACAGATATAGATACAGGCGAAGAGGTTATAGAAAAAGTCGCTACTATCAGTTCTTTTGGCGAAGACCCAGCAGCGGCTGCTGTTAGAGATCCCGGTGCTGTTTCTCTTAGAGGAACAGAAAGAGGAGAAAAAGTCAAAAGTAAAGTATTTGCAACAGTAGATGATTATTTAGAACAAGGCTATTTTACAGAAAGAGATGCTTGGATTATCAAAACATCTTTTGAAGCAATTGGAAATAAGAAACTAAAAGTAGAAGAATTACGAGCTAGATGGAATTCTCAATTTAATGAAAATATAGGCAGAGAAGCGTTTGCGACCGCTGTTAGAAGAGCAAAACAAAAGTTTGCAGAAGGCGATGATATTGAAGTTGATATGAATAAAACTGAAGCCTTGATCCCAGTCAAAAAGGATACAGAACCCGCAAAACCAAAGGTTGTTGAAGAAGCTGTATCTCCTGAAGATACTGTAGAAACTACTCCTATTTTTGAGCCAGAAAAAGACACCGTATCTGTTATTGAAAACGAAGCATCTACAGGAATTGTTGATGTATCAGCTAAAGATATTAAAAAGGCTAACACGGAAACAATTACTTCTGATGACTCTGTTTCTTCTAAATCTAATAAAAATGCTGTTAAGAAAGCTAAGACTGGAGAACCAGTTGAGCTTACTATTAGTGTAACTAGAACAAATACAAGAAAACCAGCAAAGATAGAAATAGGATCTACAAATAAGAAAAGAGCCGAAGCAAATAGACAGGATGTAGAAAAAGTAGAAACAGGAGAAAAGAAAACCACTGTTATCACTACTGCAACTGTAAGACCAGAAAATCCCGTTGTTACAAGAGAACCCATTACAACTGTAGAAGATCTTATTGATTTAATCCCCAATGATTTATTAATTGTAGAAGGGGTTAGTACTGCTATTCTTAAATCTACATTACTAAAAACAGTTACCATACTAAGAGACATGGGTGAACTAAAATCAAGACAAGATCAATATGATTTTGTTATGAAATATCTTAAAGATTCTCATGGAATTGATGCTGTCATTAAGGTAGAGGGAGAAGAGGCAATAATCTTACTTCCTCCAGATCTTCCAAGAAATAATATTTCTAATGAAGTTCACTATCCAAATGGACAAGTTAAATCGGATACCATTAAGATTGATGAAGATTCTCAACTTCTAAATGAAGACGGAACACCAAAACCACTAGACCAAAGAGATGAGCATGTAGTTCAAAATGGAGTAGAAGTTCGTGATGAGACCGTTATTGAAACAGAATCAAGTGTTCGTGATGTTGAAAAAGATTCTTTACAAGATCAGATTGAATCCTTCATTCTATCTGACAATGAGTTCTTAAATAACTTAGGTGCTGACATTCCTCTCGTATCAAGACTTATTGCTCTCTTCCCAGACTACGTTACATCTTTCGACAGTGTATCTAGATTAGTTGGCGGTTTCTTAATGGAAACCAAAAAGATTATTGACAGAAACCTAGCTAACTATGGTGATGAAGGTGTTAAGTTCTATTGGCAAACAGTCCTTGAGCTACGCATGGAAAATGATGTTCTTAAACAACGAATTGCTAATATGAAAGAAAAAGGAGAGACTGTTGCTGCTAATCTAATTAGAAAAGTAAAAACAGTAGATGAAATTTATGAATCCGCAGCTATAATCACTACAAAGAAGTTTAAGGACAAAAAGAAGGCTGCTTTCGTTGCTCCACTAACTCCAGAAAAATATGATCCAGTAACAGGATCTAAAGTCTTTGAAACAGCCCAACAAAAGGCTGAAAGAGAAGTAAAAGAAATTGGGGGCGGAAGCAAGAAGAGAACTATTCTTAGAAAATTCTTTAATAAGAAGAGCGGAGACAACCACAGATATGTTAGAGCGCAAGGTCTAGTTGGAGCCGTTTTTGGAGGAGAAGACTCCTCTGCAAGCAACTGGTGGCGAAAGGCTATGACTAACATAGTTCTTTTCGCTCAGGTTGGTAGTGGACTAAAAGACACAGTTTATTCTCATGTTGATGTTCTTATGGCTCTGTCTAAGTTTGTAGATAATACAAAGCTGCACACAGGACACTTCATCAACGGCGGAAAGAGACCAATTAAAACATGGATGCAATCTGACGCTTTGGTTAAAAGAAGAATGGGAAGGCTTACACAAAGAAGAGCTAGGCTTCTTCGATTGTCTAAAAAAGCGTTTCCAGTTGTAATGAAATACGTCCACGATACAAGAATAAATAAGGGTAAGATAACTAAGGGTGATTTAATAAATGCTCTTAAGGAATCTGATGTTCCTTTAGAAAAAGTAAACCAAGTTGTAGATAAACTATTCCCCGCTTTAGAAGATTTTAATCGTGAGCTTACTGATATCTACAGACAAATCTTTGATCTTCAAGAAGAAACTGGATGGAAGTTCATTAATGAAATTGAAGGATCTGATAAACTAGACCCAGAAACTTACATTCCAATAACCTTTGATGCTAATAGAATTGAAGGTAATCTTGAAGAAGTTGTTCAGGCAATGACTAATGTTAGAAGAAAGAGTATTAAAGAAAGAGATACTATCCACAAAAGTCTTATGTACGCACTTGGTTGGCTACCAAGCACATTTGAAGAGACAGACCCTGTATCAAATCTCTTTAAAAAAGACAGAGACATTGATGGAAAGGCGATTACAAACAACAGAGATCTATTGAGCAGAGTAGTAGAAACTCAATTAGATTCAGAAAGCTTAGACAATCTTACTTTAGCTAGAACCTTAACAAACCCCCTTGATTCTGTAGGAGCTAATGAAAGACTATACGGAAGACTCGGAAGAGCGTGGTTTGTTGTAAAACAAGAGGATGAATATCTAGTTGTAAAGATTCCTAATAAACTGGATGAATTATCTGTTGCAGATAGAGCAAAGTATCAAAAAGCAGTAGATGGAGATGTTACTGATTATACTCCAACCCATCTTGAGATCCTAAAAAGATCTAAGAATGATGATATTATTCAGGCAGAAATGATGGAGCTTCTTTCCTTTAAACTAGGAAGAGGCGTTTATGGTAGTGGAGTAAAAATAGGAGTAAACAATACCCCTATTCTTGGGTTAGCAGATCCAGCTAAAAAAGGAAGCGGGGTTTGGATTCAAAATATAACCCCAGAAGAAGTTGCAATGGATGGCAGCTTGGCTCAATTTATACAAATAGATCCAACATTAACTACCCTTGACTTCATGAACGGAAGGCTCTTTGAGCTACACGCTCAGAGAGAACTAGACAGACTTTTAGGATCTAAGGGTATTAGAATGTATGAGTTCTTATCAGAAGCAGAATCAATTGCCATCAATAGAATTGAAAATGAAGGACATTCTCCTAAAGATACTGATATGCTTGTCAAGTCTGTTAAGAATGGTATGAAGAAGCTTAGAGAGCAATATAGCATGTATTCTCAACACCTTTCACAGATTGATGATGATTATTCATCCCTTGCTGTAAATGCCGGAACACTGTCTCAAAACTTACTCACATCGGCAGTTAGCTGGGGCTTTGGTGTACTAGCTCTTACAGAAACAATCTTAGTAAAATCTGGATATGGAATAGATAATGTTCTACATCCAGCTAATATTGTTAAAGATACCGCCCTACTGATTAGGAATATTCTTGGAGATCTTAGATATGATAGGGCCGCAGATCGAATTGAGGTTGCTGACACTATCTTTGCTTTTGATTTATTGAATAGAAACAACTCTGCTAGATTCTTATCTGAACTAGATGAAGGAGTTCAGTTAACCTCTGGTCTTATGGAGAAGATATTTGGTCCCCGAAGAGGAGCTATTCCTGAAAGAATTGACTCAGGTCCACTGGGGTTTGTCCAAAGGCGAGTAAGTAATCTTGCGTATTTTGCTAGAGAGGTTGGTTCGCTCCAACAAGTCACTAATGCCAACCGTATGATGGCAACTCCCAAATATACTCGAATGTTCATAAAACTAATAAAGGGTAATAAGATTGATGAACTTATTTCTGTATTAGAAACTAAAGAGGTTCGTAGTAAGATTAAAAAACTAGAAGAAGAAGCCGTAACTGATAGATCTAAACAAGCTGAACTTGTGAAGTACATCAAGGGCTTGGCAAGAGAAGTCGGTGGAATGGACTATCAAACGGTTTCGTCGCTCCTTCAATACGGACTTCTTAATAGAAAATCAATCGATGCTCTTCGCTTGGGATTCAAAGAGTCAGGACTAAGGGTCGATGGCGGAAGAATTGATCTTATGCAGCTTAACAACTTTGTTTTAGATCTTAGAACAAACAAGAGAAAGGTTGAGGGACTTGATCCAGATGTCTTAGAAGATGCTATTGATTCTCTTACTTTTATGGTTGAACAGCTTGTTATTACAAGAGCAATTACGGAAACACAAGGTTTAGCTCAGGGAACCGGTGTTGTAGCAAGACACCCTCTAGGTAGGCTTCTTACTTCACTCTTTGGTTGGATTAATGCATTCCACTACAATGTGTTTACAAACTATGGCAATAGAACCTCGCCCAAGTATCTAATTGGTACTCTCATGATGGCAGGCATTGCTAACGCCGTAGCGATGACCTTCAGACAGTGGATTAGAGGTAGAGACCCAGAAGACATTCTCCTTGAGATGGAAGAAGATCCCCTAAGATTCCTTGCTCTATCCGTTCAAGGTATTCCCGCGCTGGGAAGATTCAACTCAATTATCGATGGCGGAGTTGCTGGTATTCAGATGATGGTCGGAAGCACTCCCCAGCATCTATTCTCACCATTTGGTGTACCGGGACTTGAAGCACTGCCAAAAGCAGGTACTGATATAGCTAGAGGATTCAACAAGACTTACGATTATATTTCTGGACAAAATAATACAACTGGTGTGGATGCAGCCGCTGCCTTGACTAAATCCGCACAACTTGACGGAATGATCAATAACTCATTCCTTGCCCTCCCAGTTCGTATATTTGAAAGTGCAGATATTATGAAGGAAGGAAATGCCTTAAGAGAATATCTAGATACTGTTCAATACGCAGAAACCCCATATCAAGATGCCGCAAAGAGGAGTAAAACTAAGTTTAAAATTAATAGTATTGATAATATTAGAAACTCCAGCCTCAGGGAAGATATGGCAGTAATGGATGCAAAGAGAGAAAATCTCAAGAGGTCTCTTAAGATTAATAGTATTTCTCCTCAAGAAATGAAAGAGAGAGTACAGAAGAACTTCTCCATACAGACCGGAGACTTCTACAGAAGCCCTCGGAAGGCTGAGATGACCCCGGAGGCCTCTGAAACCTTAGAATCGTTTAGAGAGCCTTCTAGAGCCTCTCAGAAGCTTGCTGATATTCTAGAGGAGCAAGATGAGTAGAACACTAATAAATAATTGGGTATAAAAGAGGGAGATACCTAAGTTTATCTATAGATACTTATATAGTATAGTTAATATAGTATAATAACTATAGATTATTGCTGTCGATATCGCTGGTATATTCTAAAATAGTACGATATAGGGTTGAAAATAGTTATTTATTTATTTTGTACAATTAATTATGGGGATAATATTGAATGGAACACTTAATTACCATTGCTATTAGTATTGCTGGACCTGTTGTTTTAGCAATTATGGGTTTTATGCTTAGGCTTTACTCTAAAATTAGCCTGCATGAGAAAATGCTTGAAGCTCACGACAGAAGAATTAGAGATATATCCTCTAGATTACAGAAATTAGACGATAAACAGTATTCTATTGTAAAGAATATACCGAGATAACGTAAAAATCGACTAGGGGTCACAAATCTGTAGATACCCCCGCTGTCACGGCGTTCCAGCCGCACCCCCGTTACCCCCCACGACCACTATAACCCTCCCGCCATTGCGATTGAGACTCAATCTCAACTAGACGTTTTTCGGTCGATTCGGCGCGGGATGACCGATTTCGGCATCTCGGCGGTTGTCTAGTGTCCCAACCGGGACGACAACGACGAGAACCTTCCAACCCTCGTCTTCACGAACGCAGTGCCGGATGAAACCGGACGCACCGTCCTGAGACATGGTAACAAAGGCGCACCCGCGCTGGGCCTCGGTGGAACGAGAGATCATGTAGGTGTATGTTGAAGTGCGAGATTCCTATGGGATGCGCCTATCAAAAGCCCGGATTCTAATCCGTGGGCTATCGAGAAGGCGCGAGGTATCACGGGGAACGTATCGCTGGGCCTGCTTTTTTCGGGGCCGCGTAAGCCGATACCCTCAAACATATCCGGAGTCTATGGCTACGTTTATCGCAACGCTATAGTCTCGAACCACGAACAGTCGGGCGAAATGGAATTCTCGCGTCAGGTGCAACTCCTGCAACCCCGCTATGCCAATGGTGTTTTTCCCGATGGTGCGACCGGAGGTGTCTGCTTGAACGATAGCCGACCATCCTACTCCTCCACCCGTACCGTGACGGACGAGCTTCCTGCGGACTCACATAGCGGTCGGATAGTCGATGGGTATATCTAACGGAACGAACGACCATTCGTGGTCACGGACCCGTTAGATATACCCTTGGCATCCATCTCCGGATGGGTTCCAAGGGTGTATCTAATGTAGATATGCTATCATCGAAACAGTCATTTGGAGAAATCACATGACTAACGCTATCGCTCCCGTCCCTTCCCGTCTCTTCGGTCTCGGTGCTAAGGATCTCCTCGCTTACGCTGCGGATGGTCCCGAGAACCGCGATCAGGTTCTGGCCGTGTTCAAGACCCGTCTTGCGAACAATGTGAAGAATGGCAAGGATCGTCGTGCTGCGGCTAACAAGCGCAACATCGACCGTGTGGAAGCTATCA